TAACAAGGCCTTCATTTATACTAAATGTAGATGAAGCGTCACCTGTAATATCTTCATTCCATAAACCATTGTCTTTGTATCTGTGTGAGCTGTCAAATAATGTTAATGGTGATGATATTCTTTGTCTACCAAAAGCGTCTGTATTAGTTTCTGCTGAGCTCGATTGACTAATACTTGATATTGTGACTGGAAATGGATTTGTTTGAGTTACAACATTACCGTCATTTGTTGCTATCATTGGTACTTCAAAGACCGTTTTATCGTGTCCTGCAGGTCCAAATGTTTGTGTATCTTTTCTAAAATTTGCCATTATCCTTTAATCCAATTCTTTGCTAATGTAAAGTTTGCTGTACTAAACTCTAATCTATCTACTAATTTAACGGCGTTGCCCATTCTATCTACAGCGACATAACCTTCTGGATTTGTTACTTCAAATCCATTACCTTTTTGTAAGAAAGTTCCTATTGATTTAATTTGATTCATTTTACTTACAAGATAATTTTTAACTCTTTGTAAAGTTACGTAACTTGCAATTGCAAAATATATTTCATTATCATATCTGTCAATAAATTTTAAACCATCATCCCTTATTGTTTTGTATTTACCTTTTGCAGCTTCTGTTTTTTTACTTGACATTTCATCATCTAAAACTGAAGCATAGTATTTTCTAAAATCTGATTGTAAACCTTTTACGTTACCTATAGTTTGACCTTCTCTTATTTTTGTATTGAAGAAAATCTTTAGTCTTGCACCAACTGATAACATGTTAGTTTGTCTTTTTAACAAATCTAAAATAACTTTACCTTTTGAAATTGATCCAACTGCCATTCTTAACATATTATCATACTGATCACTTTCAGCAGTTGTAAATGTAGCAACACCAGATGAGTCTTTGTAACTTGCGTCATCAAAGAATACTGCTGGCGTCTTTGTAAAGCGATTTACATTGACGCCAAAACTTGCTTTTAGGTTAGACATCTTTCGGCCATTGTAAGTAGTGTGAAAGATAATGCCTAACTTAGCTCTTTTAATTCTTTTAGCAAGATCAGTATTTTCTGGAACAGCATATGTTATAGTGTTTGGTGTAAATGCAATAGCATCTTCACCTCGTATAGATACCGACTTAATATCTCCTGATGTAAATAACAAGTCACCTTGTACAACACCTCGTATACCAAGTTTAGGTAATTCTTTTAAACAGATTGATAATTTATCTACTAAACCACCAGAGTGATTTCTTCGTATATCTGCTTGTGTGTAATTGATTTTAGGAGTAACGTTGAATACTGATTTTGATCCAACAAAGAATTTGCCGTTTTCTGGATTGATACCACAGAATACAGCTGGTGCACCATCCCATTTAACGGATACATTTAATTTTCTACGTGATGAACCTACTAGCATATTTCTTATTGATTTAAGAAATTCTACTGCGTTAAGGCCACCTTGGTAACCGTTATTAATAATTTCGTCTTCTAAATGTTCTAAATGAGTATTTTTTGCCTCATTAAGATATTGTTTAAAACTATACATTTTTCTCCCACTATACCCATTATATCAAAAAATTACGCTTTTGTCAAGCGAAAAATCACTTTATTCCATACATAAATCACTACTTACTAGACTATTTATACTATTTAGCAATTACAAACTTGCCTGAAAGAGGAGTCCTTGATGTGATGTATTCAAACATTAATCTTAACACTTGATCAGCTTGACCTTGTTTGTTATCTTTAAAAAACTTTTTAAGTACAGGCATTACTTCATTTATGACAAAAATGGCACTTATAGCACCTCTTTCATAATCAAATCGGTTTTTGTCTTTTCTTAAATATTGTATTTTTTCTATTGCTTGATTATATTTTTTTTCACCATTTTCATATTTAACTAGAACTTGTCTTGCTATATCTGGATTTACAAATCTTATTATATCACACAATATTTTAATAGAACCTATTGAACCACCTCTTGCCTCTGCCTTTGAAAAAATAGCCTCAGCAACAAATCTTTTTCCTGATGGATCATGTCTTAATTTTATTTCACCACCTGTTTCTAAAAGTATTCTCATATCTCTAGTTTCACCTTTATTAGGATATTTAACTACTTTATATGGTCTCCAATCAGTAACATTTTTAATTTTTATTTTTTTTATTAAATCTATTTCGGTTTTTCTGTCAAAGTTTACTTGTTGTAAAATGGCTTCCTTTGTAGTTTTTTTGAGTGATAATGGTAATAGATCACCACTATCAATTAAGTCTGATGTTAATATATTTAAGTTTTGAAATGTGTAAACTTTTTCTTTAGCTGTTCGTACTTCATTGATAATTTGTTTTTTAGCTTTATCACTGGCTAAATATATATCAGCTGGATTCCATTTATTTACGTTACCAAATTTTGTTTGAGATTTATATCCAGACTTGTTTGCTATTTTAAATAACTTTTCAATATTACTCATAACATCACTATCACCTCTAAAATAAAATAGTTTTTGAAATCCTTTTTGAGCGATTTTTAAATCTGGATCAATTGAGCTAATATCGTTAACTAATTTTTTTGCAATCTGCATTGAAGATATAAACCACTTTTCATCTTTTTTTAAAAAAGTTTCTATATCTAATAATTGAACACCTGGTGTGTCAGTTCTTTTATAAGCTTCTTTTATTGTTTTTTCTTTTACTTTATTTCTAAATTCAGTATAGTTTGGAGAAACATTTGTGTCAAATATGATATTAGTTTCTTTCGTACCTATGTAGTCAGCAATTGCACAAAACAATGCTTGTGATGATTCTGCTAGTGATGTTAAGTCTGCCATACATATATTTATGTATATCTATCGGCCAGTTCTTTGTGTACTTGTTCTAGGATTGTAGTTAGATTTACCTTTGTCTGACAATTTTTCTTTTTCACTCCTACAATCAAAGAATGGTGGAAAACCAAAGATACCAAATGTCTTATTTTTATTTTGAAACTTGACAGTTTCTTTTACATCTTCTTCAAAGAAGGACTCTTTTATTACTAACTTACTTGGCATTTCAACAGCTCGCCAAAGTATTTCATCTTTTACTTTGACCATTTCAGTTTTGTAGTATATTGATGGTTTTCTTTTTCTCATATTTTAAAGTCCGAAAACTTATCATAAACTTCAGCAGGTTGTGGTCCTGATGGTTTTTCAAGTTTTTCTTTTGTTTCTTGGTTACTATCTACAATCTGTTGAGCAGATTGTTCTACATCATACAATCTCATTCTACTTCTATCAACACCAATTATAAATGCACGATTGACAGCAGGATCATTGTAACGATTTTTTAACTGTTTAACTTTAATTTGATTTAGTTCTTCAAGTTCTTCATTCGATATTAAAGCAAACATAAAGTCAGCCGTTGCAGGAAGACCAAATGATTCTGATGTATCTTCTAAACCAACATCACTTGACATATAACCAGTTCTTGTTGTTTGTGTAGCCGATACAATAGGAACATTATACTGAACAGCAAGACCTCTTAATTCTTCAGCAATTGCTTTGATTAAAAAATAAGATGATATATTACCACCTTTAAAACGACTACTAGTACATATATTTAAATAGTCAATGAATACTATATCAGGTTTAAATGATTTCTTTAATGCAAGTTCATCAATTAGTCCTTTAAAATGACCACTATGAGCAGACGCAGTAGGATATTCTTTAATAATTAATTGACCATTTACTTTGTTTTGTAATTTAGAAATTTTATTATCATAAACTTCTTTAGGCATTTCATAAAGATCATCTATTGTTACATCTAATAAATTAGCATCAATTCTTTCAGCAATTCTTTCTTCAGCCATTTCTAAAGTGATATACAGTACATTACGACCTTGCGTTATAGCAGCCGCAGCCATATGACACATAAACAAGGACTTACCAACACCTGTACCTGCAAGTGCTACATTTAAAGTCTTAGGTGGTAAACCACCTTTTGTGATACGATTAAAATAATTTAAATCAAATTTTAATCGTTCTTCAGTTCTATGATAATATTCAAATCGGTCATCTGTTTGATTTAGATAATCATGTCCTATATGTCTATCAAATGAAACACCAAGTGCTTCAGATAATATACTTGGTATGGCCTCTGGTGTATGTTTATTGTCTTTACCATCTATAATCTTAATACCTTTTAGTACAGCATTATATACAGCACGATCTTTACAAAACTTTTCAGTTGTATCTAGCAGCCATTGTTGTTCAACTTCTTCATGTACTAAACTATTTAATAAAGTTTTTGTATTTTTATATTCATCTTCGGTAAGTGTCTTGTTATTAGACAACTCAATAGTAATTGCTTCTTTTGTTGGGAGGTTATTATATTTTACAACAAAGTCATTAATAATATTAAATAAAGTTACTTCATCTCTATTTTTAAAAAAGTCTTCTTTTATAAAAGGAATAACTTTACGAGTAAAATCTTCGTTATGTATTAGATTGGATAAAAGTGTTTTTTCAAATTGATCAGACATAATGTAGATAACTTCCTATAATGTACTTTGGTTGATTGATTGGTTTTTCTCCTGCATGTTTAAATGGCCATAGTGGTGGAAACATTAATACTTTACCTGCCTCTGGTTTAATCTTAATATCGTAATCAGGAAATGTTGTTTCGCCGCCATCGTTATCATTTAAATACATAAAAAAAACTAAAAATCTTCTAGCACTGTTATAGTTAGTCACATCTACATGTGTCTTAAATTCATCTTCACCGTTAGGTTCATATTTTTTAAATCTTATTTGTTCAAAACCAAATTTCTCTGGCCATTGTTTTATATCATCTATTTTAACATCTTTTGTATATTTGTCAACAAGCTCTCTAAACTTAGGAAAAAGAATATCAGAATACTCTTGCCAATCATTATGAATACTAATATTGATTTCTGTAAATGACATATGATCATCTAATATTGTTTTGACTTGTTGTGAAGCTGAGTCTTCAAACTTATCAATTAAATGTTGACATTGATCTTTTGTCAATACATTATCATATGTTTTTATATAATTATTTTTCAAATTTAATTGTTCCATTTTCTAATTGTTTTTCAACTACTTCAATTAATATATCGCCTATATAGTTTCTAAAATCAATACTTGTGGTATCAACATCATTAGGATTCTTTTTAATATCATAATCAAACTTTAAAGGCAATTCACCTCGTTCATTTTCTTCAGAAGCAAACTTTACATGACCATACGTGTATATGATATCCTTGTAAGGGCCTTCCGTAATCTTTATACAACTGTAATCATCAACATCACGTTGAGCAAAAACAAATCTATTCTGCGCCATAGAGGAATTCTTTTTTGGCTGCCTCGTCAATTTGAGCGAGAATATCTTTAGTAAAGAATTTATCAGGTTCATTATTGATAGTCTTAGCATATTGTTTTGATCCATCTGGTAGTTCTATTCTGGTAGAAACAGATTTAAATATGTTATGTTTGATAGCAAGGTCTAATAACCCATAATACTTATCAAGGCCATCTTTATATGTTAATCTAACATCTATTAATGCATTTTCTTTTGTTAACCTTGACTTATAGTTTTTACAATGTATGATGTTACCAACAACTTCTTTACCATCTTTTTCTTTACGTTTAGATAGATAAACAATATTTGAAGCAGCGTATTTTAATCCAGAACCCCCACCCATTTCTTTTTGTGGAAACATTGAACCAATAACATCATAAGTGTGATTCGTCATAATCATTGGCACTTTTGCCTTACCAAGTTTAAGTGTTAATACTCTAAATGCAGCCTTGACAATTTGAGACCTTGTCATATCTCTGGTTTCTTTACCTTCAGCAGTATCTTCCATTTCTTTTGTAGTAGATAACATACCTAAACTATCTAATACAAACATAATAGGTTTTCTTGTTTTTTCGTCTTGTTCTAAATATTTGTCAATTACTTTTATTGATTGATGTCTAAATTCTTGTACTGTAGCAACTGGTACTATGACCATTCTTTTACTATCAATACCTCTTGTTTCAACTAAATCTTTTGTTAACGCACTTTCTGATTCAAAGTAAATTACACCTGCGTCTTTGTTTTTATCTAAAAATGCCTTTACAATACCTAACGCAAAGAAAGTTTTACCTGTTGCAGCTTCACCTGCAATTGCTGTTATTTTGTTTGATGGCATACCACCAAAGATAGAACCTGATAATAAAGCATTGAGAGCGTGTGAACCTGTGTCTATAAAACTATCTACATCACCTGCTTCTACACCATCACTTACTAGTGTAGCATATTCATTACCTGTTTCTTTAATTATTTCTTTTAAAAAGTCACTCATACATTATCTCCTTATTATGTGTTTATTATATCAAATCATCTTTACTTTGTCAAGCGTTTTTGGATCAGGTTTACCTTCCCAATCAAATCTATATTTTTCATCTTTAGGTATCCAACCTTTTATAGGTTTTTCATAATCATCACTTGTCATTTTTGACCATACTTTATCAAACATTTCATTTACATCAATTGTTCCGTAATGACTAACAATACTAGTTTCAACACGATTTAATCTTTTTTCTAATAGTTCTCTATTGTATTCAAGTAGTCTTTGATAATCCCAATATTCTTTGAGGTCTTTGTATGATGTTTTTGAAATGGCCATACTCATATTTATTTAAAATAAAGTTGCTCTTCTACTATGTCTGAAGTAATCTATTTTTTCTTTAGCAAAACACCATACATTCTCAATATATATTCGATTCATAAACTCGGCCTTTTCTTCTTCACTTTCAAATAGTTTATC